AAATCATTGAAAAGTACATTGACGGCCAAGATGCTGGCTTCTTCAAGCGTACACTTGCACGAAAAATTGTAATGGAAAACCCGGGCCTGTTCGAGCAAACAAATGCAGAAATCGACAATGTACGGTTTTCAATCCGTTACCGTACTGGGAATGCGGGCGAGCAGCAAAGAAATTATGCAACAAGCAGCGGGGCGTTGAGGGAAAACCTTTATAACCCCGAGCAGATGAAGCCCTCCGAGTACATGCAAGCGTTTATCGGCCGAGGGGAAAAGACCAGCAAAGATGTTTGGCATTTGCCTAAAAGCATACGCAAGCCACTTGTAATGTCCGACCTTCATTTTCCCTACCACGAATTGTCGGCAATTGAAACGTCAATCGACTATGGCTTTAAGAAAGGCATTGATGCATTTTACATTAACGGGGATTGTATTGACTTTGCCAAAATTAGCCGTTGGGACAAAGACCCAGCGTTAATGTCGGCTCCCGTTGAGGTGCAAATGGTAAGGGATTTTCTGCAAGGGTTGGTCAGCCTTGGCTTGCCTGTGTTCTACAAGCTGGGCAACCACGAAGACCGCTGGGAAAAGTACATACTTCAAAATGCACCTGAGTTGATAACGCTGCCCGGCCTTCAATTTAAAGCCGCCCTTGGCCTTGACGAACTTGAGATTGAACTAATCGACAGCCGCCAACACGCCAAGTTCGGCAAGCTAAGTGTACTGCACGGCCACGAGTTTGGCGATAGCATCTTCAGCCCAGTTAACCCAGCGAGGGGCTTGTTCCTTCGTGGTAAGTCAAGCGTACTTGCGGGCCATAACCACCAAACATCGGAACACCACGAGAACAACCTGAACGGCCAGCCTACCGCTTGCTTTTCGACTGGGTGTTTGTGCGACTTGCAACCAGCCTACCGACCATTCGCATACACGAAATGGAATCACGGGGCGGCGATTGTAGATGTTGATGAAGACGGCGACTTTAGCGTTGAGAACTTTAGAATCATTGACCGCAAAGTACGATGAGAGCCAGAATACTTCCCCTAGACAACAACTACCTGGGCACAGAGCTAGAAATAATCTCTGAGGACAAGGTAAGCGTTATAGAGTTCTACACCAACCTAGGCACCACCCCCTCACAGCGGTGGCTCAGAGTGTGGGGCAAGCCTTCCACCGGCCACAGGTATGAAACCCAACAGGATTACGATCTAGCCAAATCTTTATGCGACTCAATCAATGCAGCACCTACTGATTAAATTTGAACAAGAAGGGGATAAGATGATCGTTGAGTATGACCTAGACTGCTCCATTCTCCAAGCCATTGAAGGCATGAAGGCCGTTATCCAGCAACTACAACTTGAACCCCACGACCTCTTCCCATTCGTTGACAATTAACAAAAAAAGAAAATAAAAAAGGCTCGGCTCGGAAATTTTTGTATAAAAGCCTTGTTTTCGTTTTTGTGTTTTTTGGTTAGACATTTAATGTAAAATTGGAATATCGTTCCAAAAGGGCAATTTGGCCGAAAGGTTTATCTTTGTAGTATGAAATCAGCCGAATATTTCCGCAACAACCCAGAGGCCCGAAAGAAGAAAAACGCCTACAACAAGGAATACCATTCCACCCCAGAGCGTAGAAAGTATCGTGCAGCCCTAAATAAAGCCAATAGAGCCAATCCAGCACCTAAAGGCATGGATAAGTCCCACACCAAGTCTGGCAAGCTGGTAAACGAAGCCAGAAGCACCAACAGGGCAAGGAACGGCAAGGGAGGGAAATCTTCCAAAAAATAGCCCATTACCCAACCGCGCCGAAAAGCACCATATCAAAAAAACACCACCCCCCTCAACACCCACCCCATCAATTATCTCAACAGCGGTGAGAGAAATTCCACAAGAACAACCAAAGGAGAGAAACAGTAGCAAGGTAACTGGGGGAAAGCAACCTGGAGGATAACTGGCAGCAGGGTAACTTGGGGAGAGGTAACTTGATGGAGGGAACTTGGGGAGAGGAAACTGGCAACGAGGTAACTGGCAGAAAGGTAACCCAAACCATTTACCTCTTTGTGTTCGTGGTTTACCTCTTTGTGTTCGTGGTAAAGGAAAATGGTTTACCTCTTTGTGTTCGTGGTGTATCGTACAGATCCAGCGCACGTGCCGGCGCGCCAAAGTACCCGCGCCCTTGCACCCCACCCCACCCACACGCGCACACGCACACGCGCACGCACCCACACGCACGCACCCACGCGAAAAGAAACGCGAAAAGAAACCCCTCACCCACGCACACGCACACACGCGCACACCTACACGCGCACGCACACGCGGGCACACACACGCGCACACGTGGGCGGGCGTGTATCTTTCAATCGTAACTTTTACCCTTTGTTCATTGCGTTAATGTTATTTAGGTAGATATGCAACCCAAAAAATTCCATTGAACGCGTACCAAGGTTGATCACAGTTGCAAATTTGCCCCTATTTTGTGGACTGAGCTTGGTCATTCGTTCACTCTTTTTTTATCCAACCCCCCCCCAAACCCAAACCAAACCAAACACAAACCAAAAAAAATGTACTTTTTTTGAATTTTTTTTACCCTCTGAAACCCTTGCAAATAAAGGACTTTCAAAAAAAGATTCTAAAAAAGTGTATTTTTTTTCAAAATAGCTATTGCATATGCCATTTTTTCTATCGTACTTTGTGAAGCAATTAATCAGATATGAAATTAACTACTCACATAAAGCTCAGGAACAATCCCAACGAAGTTAGCCCGTTTAGTGTAGTCACTACTCACAAAACTACGGGCGAAATTTTCCACGGCGATATCTTAAACCAAACCAAAGAGGTTAATTCCTATAAAGGTTCGGGCGTTATTAAACGGAGGCAATCGGACGGCAAAAGAGAGCGAACCCAAATTACCTTAGAGCGCATAGAAGATACCTTTGCCCGCACTTTGGCAACAGCACGTAAACTAGAACGAATAGAGCAAATAGAAACCTTTAAAACTGAACGAAGCAAAAAACAAAAGCAAGACCGCATTGCATATAGGTTGAATAAGCGCAAATGAGCGCACGTTAAAATAGAGGGGCCCACCTCGTTAAAGCGCTGCAAGGCGTGGCTGAAAGGTCAACGGATTAGGTACAAATAGTGCATACCTTATTTAAGGTAGGTCTATCAAAAGGATTGATAGGTTTAGGCACGTGCTGCGCTCAAACTATTAACCAATTAAACACTTTTATCATGTTACACGTAATTTTGTCTCAGAAAGGCTTTGAAGCTACCGCTAAATTTAATTTAGAAACGCCTAAGGCAGCTGCTGAACTTACGGCTCGTTTTATTGCCGATCAATTATCCCTACAAAAGAAACTAAAGGATGTAGGTATGGGAATCAATACGGGCATCCGTACATCTAAACCCTTAGCTATATCTATATCCTTTGATGACGGGGAAACGGTTGCTTTTAGCATATCCATGACAAAGTACAAAATTGCCCTATCGAATGAGGATAATTTTGCCTTAGGTTGCGGAATGATTGCTGAGCACTTGCAAACTTGGGGCATGGTGTCTCAAAGTAAGTAAGCGTTTCGGCGCGCTCCCATAATCGGGAAACCTATTCCAGTGGTGGCTTGTATGGCTCAACTCCATACTTGTATGGTTCGACTCCATAAATAGGGCTAACTTTTAATCCTTTACCTATGTGCTGTATTATCATTCAGTCCGACAAAGTAACCGTTTCCAAAATTGTGAACGGGACTAAGTACAAATTGACTTTCTTTGGAATCAATCCAATGGAAGCAAAAAGGCAATTTATTAAACAAGTCCTAAGCTTATGAACACTACACAAATGTACATTGTACTCGATGCCGAGGGCTTCGATGCAATAGGTGAACCTCGTTTCTTACCTGAAATTTCGGCACATATTGCCGAAGGTATGAACTATACCGAATGTACCTCTACATTCACCCCTATACGGCAGTGGTATCTTGCATACTTTGACGATGATATGGGCGAAGAAATTAGCGATGATGCTAGCTTTGAGGGATTGCATGAGGCACTACAGCAGGGGGTAGATGTTTATTCCTACCTAGATGTATGTGATACAGTAATCCGAGAGAGAGTATTTTCAGGCCTATCTCAATTTTTAGACGTGGACTATAAACACGTTTATGAATTATGGCTCAACCCTTTTATTTAAGCCTTTCGGCGCGTTCTTTTAATCCGCAAACCTTTAACCCTTTTAACCATGTTCAATCTACAAAAAGAAACCCAAAGAATCAAGGCGGAGAAACGCCAAGCCCAAGCCAATGGCATTATTTTAGGCCTTGGGATTATTTGCGCGGGCTTTTGCTCCTCAGTTTTACTCATTACGTTTTTTAACCTTTAATCCTATGCACTACGCAAAAATCAAAACAAAATCAAATTATATGGGACTCAACGGCGAGTTCTTAAAGGTGATCTCATTCCTGGGCACAATTGTAGCTTGCGAGGTGGAAACCGAATTAGGAAAACAAACCGTTGACTTTTCCCTATCGGAAGTTGTAGAAATTAGAACACATAAAAACCTATTTAACCCATGAAAAAGCTAACTATTGCCTTCGGTATTGTAGGAATTGCCTTCGGTGGCGTTGTCCTTCACCACAGCAGAGATATTGTCATTACAATTATAGGCGTGGCAATTATCTTACTCTCTGTTTTAATCCTTAAAAACTATGACCAATGACGTACCAACAAGCAAAACAAGAGTTAATTGACTTCGCCGAAGCAATTAACACAAACGACAAACCAGCCAGGAGGCAGTGTATAAATGATTATGCCGATGCAATCCTGAGGGAGTTGTCTCTGAGGCATAGCGAGGCTAGATATTTGCAATATCAAAGCTGGATTGAATCTCTAACTTGTAAACTTCATTAAACCTTTCGGCCCGGCCTAAAAACCGGGCTACCTTTAACCCTTTAATAACCACTTAACAAACACACCATGTTAACAAACTTCAAAAAGAACATCATGGGAACTATTTCCTTTGATATGCAGCTCAAAGGCTGGAGAAAGCCCCAAGAGTTTATTGTTTATCCAATGTCAGAAAGCGCCGATGCTATCCTAGTCCAATCGGATAAAAGATGGGCAGAAATTAACCCAGAAACGGGCGAAACGCAAATGACAAACGGCAAAGGGGGACACCCCAACCGATGGCTCTTAATGCTCCAGCAAGCAAGAAATGAGGCCGTATCTTTTACAATGGATCCGCTAGACCTGCAAGCCCTAAAAATGCACATCTTTACCACAGCAGGAAAGCAGGTGGGAAACCTTATCTTATCAGACAACTCAGCAGCAAATCAAATCCTATGACCAAACACCAAGCAAGAATCCAATCCTTCGCCCAGGCAGTGAAGGGGGAAATCATCACCCTGCATAGCTCTACCTTTGTACTCTATGAGCTGTGCGCGGCAGAGTGGACGCATAACACAAAGCGACCATCTAACCACTACCGCTTCAAAACCGAAGCTCAAAAAGCCTCTTGGCTTAATGAACGGTTTGCGAGCATAGAAAAACAAGAGGCAGAGCGCGAAGCATACAAAGCTAGGCGAATGGCCGAGGCTGGAGGCTTTATCCCTGGGGAGATACTCTATGAATCATGGGGCTGGGAGCAGACTAACATTGACTTTTACATCGTGGTTAAACGCTCCGCCTCATCTGTTTGGCTCTCCCCTATTGGCTCCAAAGTGGAAGAGACAGGATTTATGAGTGGCAACGCCTACCCAGATACTACCAAAGTGGGCGAAGAGGTTATCATGCGAAAGATTAACAAGTGGGGAGGAATTAGTATTGCTTCGCATCGCGGTAGCCTTTCTAAGTACGAAGGTAAACCCCTTGGCTGCTCTTGGTATGCTTAATCTTTTCGGCGCCGGCCTAAAAATCGGCGCTTATTTTCCAAACCTTTAACCCCTTTAACCCTATGAATGAACTAGAATCGCTGCAAAATGCAGCCACCCCCCTCGGCCTAGAGGTGCATGAAAAATGGACACATGACAAGCGCCGAACGGTTAAACTCTTCTTCTTAACCCTTAATGGGAGCAGCATCTCCCCTGTCCTTGATTATTCAAACCTAAATTGTTTTATCCTTGGCTTTAACAAAGGCCGTAACCTTTAACCCTTTAACCCATGAACATTCAAATCGTAACCTACTCGGAAAAAGCCATAAAAATTTATGGCGACACCAAACCCCTAAAGGATGCTCTAAAAAGCCTAGGGGCAAGGTATAACCCCTACCTGAAAGGCGGCCCAGGCTGGATTGCCTCAAAGACAAAGGAGGTGGAGATACGCGCTGTAATTAGTAACCCTCAGCCCGTTACCTTGGCAAACGTGGAAGTTGTTTCGGCGCCCATCTATGCGCCACCAACACCAACACCAACACCGGAACCAACTAGGCCAGCGCCACCAACACCACCCAAACCAGCGCCACCCAAGCCAGCGCCCAAACCCTCAACCATAACGGCAAAGGAACTGCTCAGGGTGCTGCCGGTAAACAAGGCATTGCCTTACATCTGGTTTAACCAGGGCAACATGCACTACCTTAGCGATCGCGGATCGGTTGTCCTGCAAGGTACAAACCTGCCAGACTGCTCCCTCGATGCAAGCTACATAAAAGCAAACGGCCTGCCGGTTAGTATTGATGCAGGCTTTGCCACCTTTGCCAATGGGATAAAAGCCAAGATCTCAGAGAATGACACCGTACCAACACCCCTAGAGGCCGATGAGCTTATCTTATCAGTGCCTCAGACAGATTGCTCAGGGATTATTCCTTACCTAGGGAAAGACGAACTGCGGCCAGCTATGATGGGCGTGTACTTTGATGGGGAAAATATGGTAGGGACAGATGCCCATAGGCTTAGAGTCATTTCGGCGCCCTCGGAAGGCTCGGCAATCCTATGCAAAGAGGTTGCCACCCTACTCAAATACTCTGGGGCTAAAGCCTACAAGAACGGCAGGGTTGAACTTGATGGCGTGGTAATTGACAAAGGGGTGATCGATGCCAGATACCCCGACTACAAATGCGTAATCCCCAAAATAGAGGGCATGACCAACACTATCTTTGTGCAGGACAAAAAGACCTTCATTGGCTTTGCCGAGACCGCCGCAAAGATTAACGCCTCAACAAGGGCTGTTAAATTAACCCTCAAAGATGGTAGCCTGAATATCTATGCCTCAGATATTGACACAGGGGCAGAGGTTAGCTTTGATATGCCAGCCTCTGGGAATGATTGCTATGTGGCGTACAATGGCAGACTCTTAGCTGAGTGCCTTAAAAGTATCGAAGGCAGCTCCTTTAGCCTGCACTTTGAAAGCGCAAACAGGCCATCACTTATCAATGATGAGAGCTTGCTTGTCATGCCTGTAATGATTAACAACGATTAATTAACCTTTCGGCCCGGCTTAACCGCCGGGCTATCTTTAACCCTTTAATAATTAAACACCATGAAAAAAATTGTAAATGACTTTGTCTGGTTGGTTGTAACCGACAAAGCAAAGGAAATCTTTAACGCTGATTTATTCCAGCTCTACACCCTGCACGATGATGGCAGCGAGGCTCTAATCGAAACCTTTGAAGACCTTAACAAGTCTTTAGAGAATGGCCTGGACATCGGTATTGAGGTTGGGTACATCGCCACCCAAGACGCAAAGGTAGCCCTTGAATTTAAGGGCTATTACACCAGGAACCTTTGGCACATTGATGATGTTAAGAATTACGATGAAAACCTAACAGATGATGAGTGCATGGAGGTACTTAATGAGGTTATGACCTCTCCGCGCATCATTGAAGAAATCAACGAGCAAATTGAATACACGCTAAACGAAAACCTTTAACACCATGTACCCTCTATTCCTAACCCGATTCAATGAGCGCTTTTATAGGGCGCTCATCACAAAGGACTTCGTGTTCTATGTTAACTTCCAAGAAGGCGATGAGAATGGCTCTTGCGAAATGTATAACCGAGATATGGAACTGATCTCCAACAACTACTTTGCAAGTGTAGGCTTATTCGATGAGCTTGCAACTGGCGAATGGGAATACATCTCACCCACCATGAAACAAAACTACAAACTAGCAAAGGCCGATGGGTACTTTGAAAACCTTTAACCCTTATCAACCATGACACCAGAAATCAAATTAAAGAAAGTCAAGACCGACTTCCCAAAGGTAAAAATCACAACCTCCAAAGCCGCCGAAGAGTTTATTAGGCGCTTCTATGCCGATGACATTGGCATCTATGAGAGCTTCTTTATGCTCTTGCTTAACCGAGCCAATAGTACGGTGGGCTTCGTAAAGATTAGCCAGGGCGGAGTGGCCGGCACCTATGTAGATGTCAAGGTAATTGCCAAGTACATTGCCGAAACGATGTGCCATGGCGTTATCCTCGCCCACAACCACCCATCTGGGAACCTTAACCCAAGCCAACAGGACAAGGACATAACGAAACGAGTTCAAGGTATGGCAGCCTTCTTTGATTGCAAAGTTTTGGATCACATCATCCTTTCCGAAGAGGACTATTATTCTTTCGCTGATAACTCTAACCTTTAATACCTATCAACCATGACTTACAAAATCACAAACCAACAGCTGTTCGACAGCAAGCTCGACGATGTTAACCTTGCAGACCTTCGCGGTAGCAGAAATTGGAGAGGGGAAGAATCCATCACCGGAGATGTTACCCTTGTCTTCGGTAATAACCAATCCCAAAACTACTCTGGGGAATTTGCCTCTAAGGACTTTGAAGAGGAATATGGCTTTGTCCTTGTTATCCCTGATAACCAGTAACTTAACCCCTATTAGTTGAAAGATATGATGCTGCTCCTTCTTATCCCCCTCTGGCTATTAGCTATGGGGATAGTTATCCACCTCTTGTTTACCTCTACCACTTGTTATACCTTTACCCAGCATCAGCTTAACGTTGCTAGAAAACGGTATAAGGAAAGAAGAATTAACCCAACCAATTTCCCTAACCATTACATTGAGTTATGATAAAAGTACAATCAACTGTTAACGCTAACCCAGCTAAAGATTTTAATGACTTCGCAAACAATTTGAAAAATGAAAACACCTTTAAGAGTTTTAATCAGCCTGGAGGAGACACCTCAGGCAGCCAACTACCGGATAATCTTTGCAGGCTCCGGCCCAGAAAGCAACTTATTCTTGATCCGACTCCTCGCCTCGAAGGGGATTGTGAGGAGTGGGCAGGATTGGATTTTACCAAGCAACGAGGTAACCCAGCAAATAGACTTGCAAGCCGGCAAGGTAACTCTCCCCAACCTTAATGTTGAAAGATATGGTAGGCAGGATATTAAAGAGCTTGGCCTTTCGGCTGAGAACGTCAAGGCGTTTATCAAGGGTGATGATGTATCTTTACGGGTTGATAAAGAGACCGGCGGCACTAGCATTGTTGTTAGTTCTTTGCCTTCTTAAACTTTACATAATTGCAATCATACTACTATGGCCGATACTAGCAAGCATAGAGCAAGAGGATGGCGGGAGAATAAATGGAATCAACAGCCTCTAAAGTACGATGCACTCATTTCCGCTGAGGCTATGCTCCTAAAGATAGAGGAGAATGTAAGGGCTATCCTTATGACTAGCGGCACGCCACCGGTGTTCCTTACTAGGTATCTGAAGAGAAATAAACTAGGGATATGTAGGTACTTGTTGAAAGATAGGAAAGGCTACTACCCTAGGATTGAACTCTCCGAACTCATAGTCCTCAGCTGGTATCTTAAAGTGCCCTTGCAAGAGATACTTTTCGGCGACCTTGCCGAATCGATTAAAGACTCCATTACCCTAACCAAAGAAATCAACTCAAAGAAAACTGCTGCTAAAATGTTGAGAAACAACAAGTTAAGCACAGAAGATACTTATTAGAGTGTTAACAATAGGTGTTTGTAGTTAAAGGGAAGATACACCCCCTTGAAATATAGGGGGGTATTTTTTTACAAATACTTGGTAAACCTCAATAAATTTATACCTTTGTTACAAACCTTTAATTTTTTAACCAATGGCAAAAGATAAAAAAAGACAGCGAGCTTATGGCGAAGAGCTGCAAGTAGGTGATGTTGTAGTCATCAATGCTTGGCAAGGTGAAATGAAGATCACCATCGACCAGGTAGATGCTGCCACAGCCTCAAAGGGTGGCTTTATGTTCCCTAGGGTTTATGATAGAGGCTTCAAGGCCATCAACCCAAAGATTGACAGCTCAGAGTATAGTGTATGGGAACCGTTACCTTAACGATTAACAACACAGAGTTCACCGATGAGTTTGACTCTCCAAGCGAACTTAATGGTCACTACCTTGCTGCCAGGGTAGCCCTAGAAAAGTTTGAAGGGGAAGACGTGCATGTTACCTATGCTGTTGAACATAACGGCAGAAAGTACGGCCACATGGACTGGTGCAAGAAAAAGAACTTGGGGGTGCTTATCCCCATACAACTGACCATTTACCGAATGCGATTAAAACAAACACAATGACAGAGAGTGGTATGGCACTAGGCCGAAACCTGCAAGCCCTCCGCAAGGCTAGGGGCATGACCTTGAAAGAGGTTGATAGTTCTTCCGGCCCTAGAATTGAAAAGGGCGAAGATGTGGATATGAAGCTCGTGGTAAGGTATCTCAAGGCCATGAGCATAGCCCTAGAGTTTAAGGTTAAGTTCAGAGGCACTTACACTCCCCACACCGAGAAGCCATTCCTAGAGGTTATCCGCTATGCAATGGTAGCGAAGAAGCTAAAGGTTGCCCAGGTTGCCAACCTGCTGGATATGTCTTATGATAAGTTCTTTCGGCTGCATGGTGGCTACCGGCCAATACGGTTGAAGGATTGCGAAAGGATTTTTAAGTTGCTTGGAATTACAACGAAGTTTATATGAAGATAGTTGTTGAAAATAATACGTTGAAGGCTGTTATCCCTATGAATTTGTTTAGGGTTGTTGAGGTGCCTAGCATGAACGCTATGCTTGGCTCTTTCGGGCCGATTATGGTTTTGGTTTATCAGCACTTGGAAGAGATTTACGGCGCCGTTGAACACGCCGGAGAGATACTCTATGCCAAGGAAACCCTAGACAAGTTTCGCTGGGAACAAACAAAGAAAAACTACCACCCAGAAGAATACTTTGTGAGAATGAAAGAACTCATCTCCAACTACCACACCTTATACACCAACTCCTTCCGGCCAAACAAACATATCGAGCATAACTTTGCCAACATCCACCAATTACTTGAACTCCATGAATCACTACAACACAAGCTCAGGGAGAGTGTCTAAGAGCATCATTGATGCCAAGATAAAGGAAGCCAAGCAGGCTCTGGTAGATAGCGTAGAGCATTACTGCCATGCCTCTGGCCGCACAGATGAAAGGCTAGACTGTTCCCACATCATCAGCGTTAAGCGGTGCCAAGAAATGGGCAAGAGTGAACTTGCTTGGGATGTGAATAACCTCCAACTTGAAGGGAGAACCGCCCACAATCAATGGGAAAGCTGGGAGGCTTATGTCCAGGAAGTGAAGGGACATAACAATTTAAGAGTTAAACTAGATTACATACAAAAACACGATCCACAATCTTATGAGCGCTTTAAGGCTTTCGGAATTGAATAAGTTTGAACTCATTGAATTGGGTTTGAAGATACAGAATAGAATTAGGCAGATGGATGCCGCCCAGAACTCTGTTGACCATATCTTGGCCTACTACAATGTTACTATGGAAGATGTTAAGGGCAAGAGAAAGAATCGGGAGATTGTAAAAGCCCGAATAGCAATACACTTTTACCTTTCCAGCCTAAACATTGCTAGAAAAGTTATCTGGTCGTTTATAGGTAAGGATAGAACTACCTTGCTGTACTACGACAAGCAAATATCCAACGCCCAAGAGTTTAATAAGGGCTTTTACCAAGAGTTAAAACAGTTTGCATGACTATCTACGCCACCATAAAGGAAGGGAGGATTATTGTTGACGAGGACTTTAAGAAATTCTTGCCTAAAATGACTGGCAGGGTGGTTATTACCACAGCCAATAGGGGTAAGGAGGCTATGTATGCCTATTACCATGCTGTTGTGCTAGAAGTTTGTATGGCTTTCCTTAGAGATATGGGTGAGCCGGCAGATGAGAGCTATGCAGATGATTTTTTGAAGTTTCAATTTGCAAAAAGAAATGTGCATAACCCTTTGACTGGGGAGGAAACACCGGTGCTAATGGGAAAGAGGGATATGAGCTTTAATAGGCTCAAGACCTTTGTTAGCGATTGTGTTTTGTACCTGGAGAGAATGGGTTATGAAGTACCAACAAGTGAAGATTATAGAAATGAAAAAAGTATTGACTAAGGCATTTATGCTATTGCTCTGGGCAGGTGTTATTGTCCTGAGCGTAAAGATTTATTTTATCCCCCTAACTATTTTTGCCATAGGTAGGGTTAACGGTGTAATTTTTGATGTATGAAACTACTTGTTTTAATTATCGTTTCGGCGGCCTTGGGCATTCCGGAATATGAAGTCAAAACCATTGATGGGGAGCGCGGAAAGCTATACACCTCCGAGCCACATGAAATTGGCGATACCATAACAATATGCCTGCCATGATTGCCCTAGCCATAATACTTGTAGCCTCAGTGTTTATCTACTATGATAACAAGGTGGTAAACTGCGAACCTCTTAATGTTGAAGATGTGGCCATTATAGTCCTATCCGTTGTGGCTGCTTTTCTTTTAACTATTTTTAACATTTTGGCGTGAAAATAATACTTAACATTGCACAATGCTAACCAACAAACACAACCTCCCAGAGGTAATCTTCAAAGCCGCCCAATGCGAAACATACATAAGCAAGGGCGATATAAGCGTTACCTCTCTTATTGACAGCCCAAAGATTAGGCAGTTCAGAAAGAAGTATGCCAACAAGGTACATAAAGATGTGGTAGATATGCTCCCAGCGATTGAGGGCACAGCGCTACACTATGTACTTGAAATGGCCGATGTGTATAACGCCGATGCCAGAACCTTGCACCGAGCCATAGAAGTTCTGGACAAGCTAATCAGCCAGTTCAACAACCGAGAGCAGATGCCCTTATACTTCAAATCAAAAGAACTTAGGGATGGGATGCAAGAAGTGTTAACCTCCGGCTTCCCATATTACCGCAAGTATGTTATCACTGAGGAGATAATGCAGGTTGAAGTGTTGGGCTGGCATCTAAAGGGGCAGTTTGACAGGGTAGAGCTTGACAAGAGAAAGCTCATTGACTTTAAGAAGGTGTCGGTATGGTCTTATGCCAACAAGTACGAATCAAAACAACACAACCTCCAACAAAACATTTACCGGTGGATGATCAAGAAGGAACTTGACATAGACATTGCCCAATCGGTACTTGTTAAGTGGTTTAGGGATTGGCAGAAAAGTAAGGCACAGTCCACCCCTTCCTCCATATACCCACCCCAAAGGGTAATGGAAATTGAAGTGCCGCTAATGGGCTTTAAGGAGGTTGAGGAGTATGTTACTGAAAGGATAGCCTTGCACCAGAGGGTAGAGCTTGAAGGACCGGACTCTTACCAATGCACCCCAGAGGAAAAGTGGCAGAGTGCAAGTGCCTGGAAGGTTTATAATGCCAACCCAGAGAAGCAGAAGAGGTCTTTAGCGAGTGAGTTTTACCGCGAGAACGATGCTTTGCAATGGGTGTTGGAGAATGAACATAAGTACCCAGAAGGCGTGATAGTAAAAAAGATAGAAGGGGAGAACAAACGCTGTAAGGAGTATTGCGAGTTTAGAGATTTTTGTAACCAATATAAATTAGAAAACCAATGAGCAAACAAACATCCGTAGAGTGGTTATTCCAAGAGCTATGGAATAGGCCAAAGGATAGAATGGTTTGGCATTCCATTTTAGAAAAAGCCAAACAAATGGAAAAGGAGCAGAGTTTAAACTTTGCCAAACATTGTTTAGATAAAGCTAAAGATTTGGATGTTAGAACCGCTTTTTTAAATGTAGAGCAATACTACGAAACTTTTAATACCAAAAACCAATGAGTTACTACTTTCACAAAAATGCCTTTTACCTCTTGCCAAGCGTAAGGGTAGATTATTTCCGGAGAATGAAGGTGCTGTTGCACTTGGAGGTTAGCTTTAGCTGGCTTTGGTTTAGTTTGTATTACGAAGTAAGGAACTGGAAATGAGTGGCGTTGATTTTTTAGAAGAGATGTTGTTGCCCAATATGTACGGTGGGAAGGAATTGTTTAAGGTTGCCAGGGAGAGGGAAAACGCCGAAAGGCTACGCTTCGCCATTGAGCAGTTAAGCCTTGCCCTCGGCCACATACCTATTGAAGCAGACTTTGCCAAGGGCAGAGTATTGTCAATGATTAGTGCCTTACAAATTGAACTTAACGAGATAAACCAATGAGCAAATTTGAAATAGATTTCTGTGAGCTTGCCTTCCTTGCTGAGGCGTGCATTCCCCCAGTGCCAATAGCTAGAAATTGTTTTTGGCAAGACTTGACTAGGGTGTATTGGGAGAAAATGACCGAAGAGGAAAGGGCGCACTTGTTTGAGTGGATGCAAAGAAATTGGAGGTATAAGGATAGTTTACATCATGAAGATGTTGCCATTTTCAATGCGAGGTTTGATCCAGACAACCAGTACATAGTTGAAACATTTAACAACGGTGAGCATCGGGCGTTTAAGCTAAATGACCGGTACTATAAGACCATAAACATTTCCTTTTCAGAAGAGTATATTGCTAGTGTAAAAAAATTAGATACCAAAAACAAAACAAAATGAAAAAATTACAATTCACCAACAAGGCCTTTGCTTTCGCCTTAGTAGCCGTTGTTTTTTTCGGTTGCGAAGAACAAGTCCCAAGCAAGCCAGAAAGAAAATGCTTCTTAAACGTAAGAAATGGTAGCGGATGGAGTGCAGGTGGTTCAATAGTAGAATGTGATAGCTTTCAAATGCATGGCACACGAAAGGCATCTGTTTGGGTTGATGGATATAAAATGAACATTGAGGCGGAAAATGTTATTTATCCCCACATCAGGTAGCAAAAATAATTACTACCAACTAATGCACAGACTAACAACCACCGACAGCCAATAATTAACCTTTAATACCAAAAACCATGAAGCTACAAAGCGCACACATTAAGAACTACAAGGGCATAGCCGAAGCCCAGATAAACGTAGATGGCAAGTCTTTTATTGTTACCGCCCCCAATGGCGCCGGTAAGACAAGTACCATTCAAGCATTCCTTTCCACCCTTTCCGGCCAGGGACACCCCACAGAAGTAATCCGTAAAGGGGAAACTATGGCAGAGGTAATTGTGGAGGTGGGAGATGAGCAAGACACCTACAAAGTAAGGGCTGTATGGTCTAACAATACCGGCAAGACCGAAGGGAATATCACAGTGCATAATTCCCAAGGCCAGAAGTTAGGTATAAAGGCTTTTCGGCAGATGCTTGGCACTATCTCCTTTGATGTGGTTGAAAACTTCCTTAGACGCAAGAAAAACGAGCAAATTGAGCTTCTTAAAACTTTGTCTGGGAAAAAGAAAGAGTTAGACATCTTAGACATTGAAAGGAAAAAGGCTTATGATGATCGTACAGAGGTTAACCGAAAGGTTGCTGAATATGAGGGCAAGCTCAAAGGTCAGGAGTTGGGGGAGATGTTGAAGGCTATTGATACCTCAGAGATTTATTCCCAGATGCAAAATGTAGGGAAAGAGGTTGAGCTTTATGTTAGGGCGGAGAGTGGCAAGGCGGAGAGACTGGATAAGTTGAATGATAACATTTCGGCGATTGAGGGCTATCGGGAAAAGATTAAGGCATTAGAACTTGAAAACGAAACCCTAAAGGCAGAGATTGAAAAGGCCGATGCTTGGCTAAAGAAAAGGGAAAAGCCCTCGGTGGAACACCTTTCCGAAAAGCTAAGAGCCGCCGAAGAGCATAACGCCAAAGTAAAAACCCAAGAGGCTCTCATCTCCCAACACCAAGAACTCCAACACTACAAAAAGACAAGCGTTTCCCTAACAAACAAACTTGCCGACATAGATAGGGAAAAGGCAGAGATACTCTCAAGCAGTTCCCTGCCAGTTGAAGGTCTGAGCTTTGATGATGATGGCGTGTATTTAGATGGCCTGCCGTTTGAAGAAGGGCAAATAAACACTGCCAAGATATACGAGGTAGGCTTCCATATCTTCCGGGCGCTAGGCTCAAACTTTAGGGTTATGAAGCTAGACATGAACTCAATGGACAAAGACACCTTTGAAAGGATTATGGACTTGGCCGGAGAGGATATTCAGCTTATCTTTGAAAAGGTTGGCTGGGACGCTGAGGAAGGCGTAGAGATTAAATTTACTGAGGAGCTACTTTAAAACCCAAACACCATGACAATACTTGAAAAACTTGAAGAAAGCAGCATTGTTGGTTTTGAAATTGCGCCCAACGGCAGATTGATTATTCAAGAATGTTGCGACTACTATTACAAAACATGGCTAACCAAAACCGAGGTTGCCCAACTTATCGAAGAACTTAAAGCTTTACACAAACAAATGAAAACCCAAAAACCATGAAAACAGCACAACACATGCGAGAAGTCGCAAACTCAAAAGCATTCATCTCCCTGAAAGAGATTGAAAATGGTATTGAATACCAAGCAATGATTGGCGAATTTTCCTACACGATTTATGATAGGGAAATTTCAAATCCAGACATTGAAATGTTAGAGCAAAACGGATATAGGGTTGACTTCTCTCCATTCCCAATCCATAATGTAAAATTTAGTTACACTATATCTTGGTAATAATGAGAGTCCACATCCTAACAAGCCAAGAGTTTACCGATGTGTATAAGTACAGCACAGAGGTAACAATTCACTTCGGTGATGATAACGCATTTCTTTTTCTCAAGGGGGCACAGACCGCCACCATTATCTTTGAGAATGGCTACCTTCAAGTTGATGGCTATGGCACTTACCGTTTTGATGGCGAGGTATGCCTAGACCATGAGGGTGATGGTGCTCACTTCATTGCCACAGGAACAGATTTAGTGTTTATCAAGGAGGATAAGTGGTCGTTTACCGCTTCCAGTGAAACTTATGAGCTTATGTTTTCGGCGCTTACTAGCGCTGCGGAAAGGATTGAAGAAAACAACTGGAAGATTGAAGAGCTGTCAAGAAACCTCCGGCCAGTGTTTAACGCTTACAAAATACTAGATAAGTTTTTTAATCAATGATGCACTTAAAGGAGAATGGAAACCTATATCTAGAGTATAGGGAGGGGGAGTATTATGCAGAGCTGTATGGTATGACTAAGGTTGTGGTAGGGGGGAAAGCCTATTGGAAGGGCAACCTTTCGGCGCTCCGCAAAGAAGCGGTAAAGAATCTCCTTGAAGATCGTGGCATAGATTGGAAGTCCCCCCAAGGGGCCATAATCGCCGAAAAACTAAAAAGTATGTACGCTAAACTGTACAAGATGTTTGATGCCAAGGTACACTCCCTATTCCCCCTCAACGGAAGGAAGCTACGCCACCACCAAATAGACACCCTAATGTTTGCCTGTACCAACAAGCACACCCTAGCAGCCCTAGACCAAGGCACAGGCAAAACCATTACCACCATCATGAAGTCTAAGTACAGAAACCTCTACCCAACTTTAATAGTTTGTGAGGCCAGCGCCAAAGACAACTGGGTAACATCTCTCAGCGAACAATGGGGATTTAACAGCTTTGAGTTTACGGTAGTGTACTCCCAACGCCGGCACTTTATCCAAGCCCTAAACGAAAAGTTTATCATCATCAACTATGACTTGTTGCATAGGAGTGTTGACTACCTTAGAAGCAAGGGCATAAAGCACATTATCCTAGACGAGTGCCAGCGGATTAAGAGTACCAAAACCCAAAGGTTCAAGGCGGTGAAGGCTATCCTTAAAGGCTCTGATGCCCATATTACCTTTGCCTCTGGCACACCCAACACAAATAGGGCAGATGATTTCTTTGCGTACCTTAAACTTTCCGGCCACCCTTTAGGCTCGAACAAGTTGAAGTTTGACCTAAAGTTCCTAGAGAAAGATGGCTTTAAGGTTAAAGGGGCAAAGAATATCCCCCAGCTAAGAAAGGAAATGGCAAACTTTATGGTAAGGTATAGGCTGGAGGATTGCTGGGATATGCCTAAGAAAAACTATGTTCTTTATAGCGTGAAGGGTGATGGCCAGTGGCTAGAACAGTATGAGGCTGAAATTAAAAGAATCTGCGAGGAGGAGGTTAGGACCAGGCAACAGCTTGAAAACAATATCCATTCCCTTAATCGCATTATCTCCCTAGCCAAAGTGCCAATCATTAAGGAAACTATTGACAACATCATTGAGGCTGGGAAGAAGGCTGTGGTGTTTGGCAGTTATACCGCCCCCTTGCAAGAGGTGTATAAGCTATACCCTTCGGCGGCCTACATTGATGGGAGCGTTTCAACAGAGAAGCGTGGAGACATTATTAGAAGGTTTACCGGAGACAATAGGTGCAAGGTATTCATTGGCAATATGAGGGCAGCAGGGACTTCTATTGAGCTTCAAAACGCCTCCGATGTACTCTTCTTGAATTGGGCATTTGTACCTACCGACTTCGCCCAGGCAGTGAGTAGGGTGTATCGTGCCGGCCAGACCAAGCCAGTGAACATCTATACCATACTTGTAAAAGACACTATTGATGAGCATATCTGGAACTTAATGGGAAACAAAATGGAAGACATTGATAAAATTATTGATGGGAAGCCATATAATATGAAAAAGGAAAATATCTTTGAGGAAATATACAATTACATAAAAAAATGAGAGTAACCCGAACACAACTGAAAAACGCCTTGGCAGCCTTGGCGCCAGTAGCAAAAGCAAAAAGCACCGCCCCAGCAACTTCTTGGCTGAGGGTAACAGACAGGACAATATCTTGTGCTGGTTTAGATGCCGCCATAATGATTAACATTGAGGCTATCCCCGACACCATTCCCAACGACTTTTATGTTTCATACTATGACCTTGAAACAATCGCAAATAAGGGAAGCGCCGAAGAGATAGAGCTTACCGCTTCCGATGTGCTATACTTCAAAAGCGGTAGAGGTAAAGGCCAAGTGCCCCTCCAAGATAGTTCTTCGGCTCTATCCTTTGACTACACCTTGGCCCCAGCATTATTCTCCGAGCCAGTAAAAGACCTTGTTTCACACCTTTCCCTAGCTGGCAGGTTTGCAGGCAACGATGACCTCCGGCCACAAATGTGCCAAGTAAACCTCCAAACACGAAGGGATAAGGTGTATTGCTACGCCACCAACGCGTATAGTGTTTACCTTGCCGTTATCAAAGACATAGATAGGGTTGAGGAAAACGATGGCAAGATTGTAGGCATTACTCCGAGGTATATCCCAGTGGTTGCGAGCATGCAAGGCATGGTGAATGTTGGCGCCTCTGAAAAGTGGCAGCAGTTTAGCGATGGCATTACCTCTTTGTTTATGCGAACTTCTGACAACCCAATGAAATTAGAGGTTATTGAAAGCGTGATAATCAAAGAGTACCCAGTGCTTTGTGATGTTTCCCTGCCAGAGTTTTTGGGCGCTGTGGAAAGGTGCATATCTTTCAGCCCGAAAGCCACTTCCCTTGTTAGGATTGGCAATGGGAAAGTGTCCTCAGAAGATATTGACTTTGGCAAGAACTATGAGGAAGAGTTTGATGGGTTGCTGGAAGAGAATGTTGTGGGGTTGAACGGCAAGCAGTTGCTTCAAGCTGTGGGAATGACTGGTGAGGCTACCATTGGCTTCCAAGCAGACAACCGAGTGGTAGGAATTATTAAGGGAGATGTTGCCTTGTACTTTATGCCGGTGATGATATGATTTGCACCGTTCTCCAAGACAACTATCAGTTAGAGGGCAAGCCTGTGCATATCAAGGCTATCATAGGGCATATTAAAAGTGATGCTATGAGGGATAGGATTGGTGCAATTAGGAAGATGAAAAAGGAAGAGGCTGATGCTGCAAAGATGATGCTTCCGGCCTTTTTCCCCTCTGGGGTATTTTCTGGTGGGAAGAAGGCTGAAAACTTAGTTAAACATTCTGGAATTATACACTTAGACATTGATGGAAAGCAACGCGCCGAAAGGGTACTATCCTACCTTGACACAACATACGTTTTATTTTTGTTCCGCTCCCCAAGGGGAGGAGTTAAGATTGGCTTTAGAACAGCTATCCCAAAGGATAACCACCATCACAAGTGGGCATGGGAGTGTATTGATAGAGAGTTTGCCTTCGGCCTTTCCGACAAAGCCGGAAAGCCTGTAAACAAACAGTGTAACTTGTCCTACGATCCCGAAGCGTACCTAAACCTTGAAGCACCTACCTACACGCCACCCATCATGCCAGAGGAAAAACCTATCTACTTTAATCCTATGGAGGTAAGGGGTATAGATGATGCGTTAAGGATAGCTGAAAAGGGAGTGCAGAATACAGGCATAACCTTTCGGCCTGGGCAGAGAAACCTATACGTTTTTAAGATATGCTGCATCTTGAATAGAATGGGCATAGAAATGAACGTGGCCGATAGACTACTTGCCGGAAGGTTTGAAGGTAGAAAGTTTGATGGCAAAGAAATAAATGTTACTTTGCGTGGTGTTTATGAAAGGTATGCTAATGAGTTTGCCTCTCGGCCAATTAAATCTAAAAATAACGGACTACTATGAACCACTGCCCAATATGCTCTGGGGCGTTAATCAAGCCCGAAAGATGCCCCGACAAGGTGTATCAATGCAAAGAATGTAAAACCAAACTTTTTATACTTGTTGTGAAGAAATGAGTACCGAGAAAAATATCCATAAAGCCTTTGCCTCTTATATGCACTTGCGCTACCCCCACACAATCTTTACCAGTGAGAGCAGTGGCGTGAGGGTTAGTATCGGCCAGGCACTTGCCCTTAAAGCTACTCGCTCCGAGCATACCCACCTTGATGTGTTTGTTTCCGAGGCCAAAGGCGCTTACCACGGCCTTTATATTGAGCTTAAAAGGGAATCACCTTTGAAGAAAGATGGTAGCCTTAAAACTGAAAATAAAAAGGTGCGTTTCGGCCCGATCTTCAAAACGGTAAACCACCTAGAAGAACAATACAAAACAATGCTGCTCCTTAGGGATAAAGGCTATTGCGCTTTCTTCTCCAAATCCCTCGATGATGCCATTGGCCTAGTGGATACCTACCTTGCCCTTGGCCCCAACCAAACAATACAAGGAACATATTTGTTTGAAAAATTTGGTAGTTAAGAAAATCCTGCTTTACTTTGCAGTAAACACAAGAATAATGAAGATAATTGTTTTAATTGCCGCTATGGTAATGGTGGAAAGTAAAGGAAACCCTTCGGCGCAGAATGGCGATGCGGTGGGTTGCTTGCAGATTCGCCCCACAATGGTCCAGCACTTCAACAATATCGGCATACACTTTACCCTAGAGGATAGGCTAGACTGTGAAAAGTCTAAGGCTGCCCTTGCCAAGTGGGTGAAGATTAGCGGATATACCGACTTTGAAGTTATTGCCCGGAAATGGAATGGCGGGCCGAAAGGACACCTTAAAGAATCTACCCTTAACTATTGGAAAAAAGTAAAATCAAACCTATGAAAAAAACAGCACGCGAGTGGTTCGCAGAATTACCACAACCCGCTAGGGAAAAGGCTTTGGCTAATACCGATAAAATTCCATTGCTATCGAAATACGAAAGCTTGGACGAAGCCCTTGTTGGCAGCTTTTATTGGACTGAATCCCCAGAAGGAATCACCTTTTGGTCTAATGTTTATGATAAAGTGTTGCATCCCGATACAGGAGCAACCCTCCCCACACCAATCCAAACCCTTATCCCAAGCATTGAAGCCTGGGCAGAGGCTAGAGGCATAACCTCCCCCCAGTCCCAACTCCTAAAGTTCTTTGAAGAAGGTGGTGAGCTTGCAAGCGCACTGCTTAAAAACAAAGAGGAAGAAGAAAAAGACGCTGTGGGAGATGTGCTTGTAACGCTCATAATCTATTGCAAACTCCGAAATATTAACCTCGCCGAATGTCTCGCCCTAGCATGGGAACAAATCAAAAACCGTACTGGCAAGACACAAGGTGGCATATTTGTAAAAGATGAAACAGACACTACAACACCTATTAACTAACATTGAGGACTTATCCTCAGAGCTTATGCTCCACGTTGATGAAGCTGAGAATGGAAGCAAGACCGCCCAAAGAACTATGAGCAAGGCTTCCTTCCGGCTGGTCAGAAACGCCACAGCAATCAAAAACATTATCAAAGACCTAAAGCCATACGGCAAAAAATTTTAACCACTAATCCGTTAAATTATGAGCAGATTCAAGCCTCGTAACAACAACCAGCACCCTTGCACTCTTTGGTTAGAGTGGGGTGGTGCTGATGGTAACTTCCGCTACTATGACAAAGCAGCAGGTACCAGAGTCCCATTTGAACTGGGGCGGTTTATCGTGCTAGATGTCCTTAGCACCATCACCGGTTTTGACGAAAGTTCAAACCAAGGCGTGTATGCCAATGAGGTGAGGGACACCACAAAGCAAGAGATAACCGTCAGAAGCAAATCTGGGGTAATTAAAAAAGGGCTGTATAGCCAAATCAAGGAAAGCCTGCCCAAAGGCATTAAGTTCACCTCCTCCATCTACATTGCCGTAGAGGTTGATGGTGAGGTTAAACTTGGCAACATCAAACTCTCCGGCGCTGCCCTCAACTCATGGGTTGACTTCCAAAAGAACAACCGCATGTACGATGGTGCAGTTAAATTCGCAGAGGTTGGCACAGGAAAGAAAGGGGCCGTTTCCTACAAGTTTCCAAAGTTCACCCTAGAGCAATCAACCCCACAAGAGGAAGAGTCTGCAAAAGGCGTGTGGCAACTCCTAGAGGATTACCTGGAAGCATACTTTGGTACGGCAACCCCTCCACCAGCAACAGAGCAACCCCTAACCCAAGGTGAAGAGGAACTCTTGGCCGAGGGTGATGATGAGGACTTCCCATTCTAAATTAACCACAGCCCCAGTGTAACAGCTGGGGCTTTTTAACTTTTACCATGAACCGAAGACAAAGAAAGATTTACGATAAGGCCGTAGAGAACGACCAACAGATACTTGGCAAATTTATTGAGTCTGCCAAAAACATTACCTTCCAAGTGGGCGAAGGGGAAACCGATATGCAAGCTGCCCAGAAGGCCATGTTTAAAAAAGGCATGGAGTTTAAAACCCTCTGGAACCAGCGCCACGCCGAAGGGAAACGTGCCAATGCACTTAAAGATGATTTCCCATTACAACTACTACAACTATTTGGACTTTATGAAGAAGATACAACTCAAGACGCTCAAGTTCCTGATGAAGCACATGCTCCCGATGGAGGATTACGATCTGCTGACAATCCTCCTAAACGGCGTAGAGCCACTAAAAAAAAGAGTGAAGACTCCCCACCAACTGTTTAGCATTACCCATTCCATATCCCCTATTCTAATAGTCAATAAGGAAGACCTTGTGAATGTGAAGAAAGATGAGAAGGGAATGATTGTGTGGTTCGACAATCAAATATCGTGGACCGAGTCCACCCACCTATCTACTATTTTAAACAAATGACGATTGGCGCCATAGCCTATGATATGAACTTTTCGGCGGATAAAAACCTTCCGAGATAAGGTTATGGCTCTAATCTTTTTTATCATATACATAGTCTCTATCCCCTTCAAAGACACACAAGAAAAATCCACAAAGTATATGTCTGGGGAAAACTTATTGTCAAAGGAAAGAATCATTTCAAACCCCCTCTTCCTAATGCAATATATCCCTCTGTCTGTTAAAACATCTTCATAGTGCTTGGCCATGTTTGGGTCAGCACAAAGCACAGCACATTTAATCAGGCTTGACACTCCGGATAATACCTAATCCTTTCTTTACCTTCTTAACAAAGTCAAATGCCCTATCAGTTATGCCATTTCCTGTTGCCCATTTGACTTTCTCATCTATCGAGGTGTATTCTATCCAAATCAAAAATAAGGCCGTTAGAAGCGTTGAAAGGTGGTCTTTGGGGAAGTACATCATTACAATGTCATTCAACACCCAAGAATCAAGCAAAAAGACAAATGTAAGGCCGCCACAATAGCTTACCATCTTGGAGGTAAATCCCTCCCTAGTTTTCTTGCTTGTTATCTCTTCGCCTATCCTCCTAGCATACCACCGGCCAACAAAGGTATCAGCAACTACCGCAAAAAATACTAGCACTAATAAAGGGGCTAATGGGATAAAGAATGAAATTACTACCGATAGGTAGGATAAGATTGTTAGTTTGAACTTGTCCATCGTTTCACAGAAAAAATTATTATACTCACCAAGAGCAAAAATAAGAAAAATTTACCCATCAAAGAAAATAGCCTCTCGTGCCAAGGGGCTTTGATTGTTCTAGTTATGATGCGGTAATGATTAGGAAGTGTGAACAAAGTGCTTTTCGGCGCGGTAACACAATCCACCCACATTCTACCCCTCTCCCTAATTATCCTTACCCTACCCTTTTCCTTCTTACCCTCCTTAATAATAAACACCGTATCCAAGTCCTGGCAAGTGTCTATAAACGTGAAAGCTATCGTGTCGGGGGGAAGGATTATAGTCGTATCGCGATACACAATACTGTCCCTAACACTAGGGGGAAACTTCTCATAACACCTCTTCTCAGTGATGCATGATGATAGTAAAAGGAAAAGAATGGCAAAGAAAAGGAAAGTGAAAATGAAAAAGAAAGT